GCGTCTTAAGTTCTGATATTCGTTCAATAAACTTATCAAACATAAATGGGTTCTACTTATTACCCACTATGACTTTAACGAACTTATTTGTAAGTATATTTATATCGTAATTTGTATAATCTGTGACAGTATCATCATAATGTATTTTCTCAAATAATGTCAATGGATTACCAATTCTTTCTACTTCTTGGGTATCTGTGTCAAATATATGAAAATATTTTTGGTCACCAGCATCTGCCCAAGTAAATTCCATCTGAGAACCAAGATATCTTATATTACCTTGTTGTGAACTTGCATGATAATGACCAGATAATACCAAATCATAATGACTAAAAGGTTCAACACCCATTCCATTTCCCTTTGGTTGTTTAATACCTCTCATCATTTCAAATCCTTGCAACTCTAAATGAGCAAATAATATACCATTATTCTTTTTTACAAACTTCATGGAATGATTATAATTTTCTGGATTAATCCACGGTAATAAATGAATATCCAATCCATCATAACTTAATGTGGAAGGCTTCATTATAATATTAATATTTTTTGTATAATATCCTAAAAGTTCTTTAAGAGAACAAAGATCATTAGTATTCTTATGAAATACATCATGATTCCCTGGAAGTATATCCATATTCATACCCATTTGTGTCATAGGTTCAAGAAAATGTCTTCTGTTTTCTCTTAATGCTTTAAAGTTTACAAATTTACGATGATCGTAATAATCACCTAAATGAATTATTTGTTTTATATTATTATTCTTACAATAGGGAAAAAATATTTCTTCATAAAATCTTTTTTGAAAATTTATGAATACTTCAGATGAATTTCTAACACCTACATGGGTATCATTTAATAAAGCTATCTTCATTTTTTGCCTTCAAATGACCAATGAATAACTCTATTTTTAAGTTCCCTTGAGGAAAATGGGTGGTCACGATTATTATAAACTATTTCTATTTCTAAGTCATCACCAGTAAATGGTTTACCATGATAATCTGCACCAACAAATCTTATGTCAGGTTTTTTAAGCTGAAGAAGATTAATTAAATCCTCTTCATTTTCGTATGGTATAATCTCATCAACATATTTAACACCTGACAATTGTATATGTCTTTCCATAAGACTTTGAACTGGTCGTCTTTTACGTTTAATCGGTGCAGTATTAATACCACATATAAGATAATCACAATACTTCTTACACTCACGTAACATTTCTATATGTCCGGCGTGTAATAAATCAAATGGTGAACATGTAAATCCTACTTTCATCTTAATTTATTATTAATCAATATAGCCTCTTCTAATAATTTTAATGGTGAACCTAATCTTGAAGCAGAAGTGGCAAAAGCTAATGTATCTTTAGGAAAACACATACCACCAAATCCATATTTCATATCAGTACCTGGAACCATCATATGACTATCACCAATACGTTTATCAAGACTTATTAATTCTGTAAGTGAATCAAACTCTGTATCATGTATTCTAGTATTAGATTTATTATATACTGATTTTAATTCATTAAAAAAGACTACCTTCATTGCAAGGAAACTATTAATAGCATATTTTGTAAAAGCTGCATTTTTCATAGAAGTAAATCGTACTTTATCTATTTTAATATCTGAATTAACATATATGGAAAGCCAAAATGCTGATTGATGCCCACCAAATATAGCAAATGATTGGGATTCAAAATCTTCTATTGAATCTTCTTCTGTTAAGAATTCTGGATTATATGTCAAGTATTCATCATCTTCAAGTAGCTCAACTAATTCAATTGATATAGTTGACTTAATTAAGATAGGTATTGTAGGTGCATCTATACGAATAGTTCTTATATATTGTTCAACTAACATATCATCACATTCACCTCTTGGTCCCTGAGGTGTGGGTAGGCATAATATAATACCATCAAATTCATCGTATGGTTTTTCATTATCCCAACCTTCATCAGGATCATGTATATCTACAAAATGAGCTTCTCCTAACCCATAGTATACTGCTTTACCAACAATACCATAACCAATTAATAATAAATTTTTAATATTCAAGAAACCTCCATGAATAATTCTAATCCTTTCTTTTTCTTTTCCTTCTCTTCCTTTTTAAAATCTTTAATTGCTTTATCAGTATCTTTAATCCTGCTAATCTTTTCGCGTAGGGTGTCGAGGAATGATTGGTCAATAGGACTATTTACATCAATAGAAGCTACAAAATCTTCAATATTTGCTTGCTCCATAAATTTAAATTTAATATCTGTTTGTTTCTTTTCTTTTACAATTCTACGTATAAAAGCAAAGTAAGCTATTTGAGTAAAATAAGAAAATGCATTTGGCTTTCCCGTACGGGTAGCTGTATCTATATTGTAATTATATATTGCTTTTAAACAATTTTCAACTCCATCCATAACCATTTCATCACGATAAGTATACCGAACAAAATTTGGTTTATGAGAAAGTCCTTCACATATTTTCATAAAGCACATAGCAATATAATCAGGAACTACTGGATTCTTTTCTCCATTTACTTTAGCTGTATTGGCCGCAGTTACATAATCTACTACAGCATATGAAAATTCACGATTATTTACGTAATGAGGTTTATCTTTAGGTTTAACTTTTTCAGGCATAATAGTTCCTATTTGTGCGAATAATATAGTTATTATATCATAGTTTATGGCTAATGTAAACAGCTTTTATTAAATAATATAGCTATCTAATAACCAAGTCTTTACTTGTTTTTCTACTAAATGTTCGAATATTTCATAATTCCTTGATGATTCATCAAGTTCATCTAATTGAACTTTCATTCTATAATAAATTTTATTTAATTCATCAGATGGTAAATTCCAAATTGCATATTGTTCAGGATAAAGTATAGTATTAAACCATAAATTAATATCTAATCCTTCTGTAAAATTTACAAAAGTCACCATCTCTTCCCAATTATTTCTCATAGGATTAACCATAATAGATAATTCGCTATTATTATTTTTACAATATTTATGAAATTTAGTGGTGTTCTTCATAAGATTTTCGAAATTACCATTAATACGAATCTCTTCATATCGCGATGCTATTAAACTATCAATTGAAATATTAATATGCAAATTATTATTTTCCATAATATGTTTAACTCTTTTATTCATTATTGTACCATTAGTTGCTATATTAATTTTTAATCCAGGTTTAATTTTAGCTACGTCATCACATATATCTAATACAATTTTTTGAGCAAATGGTTCACCACCATTAAATCTTAATTCAGTTAAATGGGGAATAAACTCATGTAATTGTTCTCTAAATGAATCATCATAAATCATAGGCAAAGGTGGTAGCTTATCACGATTCTTACGTATACCACTACTTAATTTACCACTACACATTAAGCATTCAAGGTTGCATTGATTACTTAATTCAAGCTCCATCATACTTGGATATTGCTTAATAGGTAAATCTTCGTAAGCTTTAGCTAAAGCCCATACACCATCATTAATATTTTTTTCACATTCTTTACATCTATTTAAGAATATATTTTTTTCTAATGCATTCCTATATTTCTCAAACTTATGTCCAAACCAAATTTTAGCTATAGATCTATCTGGCGACCATTCATCACAATATCCTGGAAGCTTCCAACATGGAGAAACTTCCCCGCGTATAGTAAAATACATATTATTAAATGGTGCTTTACAAGGTGTCATATATATATTGTGCTATTTTTTCATGACCAGCAGCATTAGGGTGATTATCTCTATGAGATATAGTCCAAGGCTCATGTGTTGTCCATGAAGAGTGGGTTGGTCCAAACACCATATCATTTAATGGCATTCCACCAAAGGCCCAAACATTAGGCCACCCTAGAAATTTTTCAGTGTTTAGAATTTTATCATATTTCGTTATCATTCTTAATATTTCTTCGTATTCTCTTGAAAATCTAGGAATAAATTGTGGAGCTTCATTTGGCCAACCATTTTTCATATAGTCTTCATATTCAGGTTGACCCATGATTCTTCCATTTACATAATCAGCAAAAAACTGTATCATCTGAGTTTGTAAATATGGTATGTTATATCTTTCACACATCATTTCAAAAGCTGCAAAATATCTTAAACTTTTACGTACCCAATATACTATATCACCCTTTTGTCCCGATACTTCTGCTCTCCAAGTACAAGTTTTTTCAGCCTCGCGAGATCTAATATTATCAGGCCACCTAAGGTTAGCTTGGTTAATTTTCTTCAACCAAGGGGATACGCATTCATAATCATGTCTTTGTGCCTGTGACCAAGCAGCTATGACCAATCCTATTTCATCTTTTTTTCGTCTATTTAAAATTTCATCTTGTAATGTTGAGTAAATATACTCATTACCATGCCCGCTTCTTGCTAAATTAATACATCCCATATCTAATTTATCTGCTAATAGCTCAGGCCATTTAGGCCATGACACATCCATATCAGGATTGGTATCAGATCTAAAATTTATATCAGTAGTAAAACTACAACCACTTACAATTAAATATTTTTGCTTCATTTTTTAGTACATATATTTCTACAAGGAGCTGCAATTTTATTTGGGTCTTCCCATGATTTTGGTAGAATTTCAACAAACCATTCATTATCTAATATATCTTCTAAATCATTAGTAAATATATTAAGTTTATTTTTTCTTTTATCATATTCTTTAAGAATATATTCATTATTAAATTCCCAATTAACTAACTTTATATTATATAATTGGTCTTCTATTTCACGATAATTTTTATTTACCCAAGTACTATTAATTTTACCATTCTTAATTTCATTTTCTGGTACTGGAGGTGTTTTATCTTTAGAAAAATAATTTGAAAGGTAACAACATGGCAAAACTTGTCCATCAGGTTGTACTAACATTTGCTCATCATCTTCTATCCATTTACAATGCGTTTTCATAATTTAATCATCCCAATTTAATGCCCATATTGTTCTTTGTTCACTTTTTCCATACATAGGACTATGGTCTAAAAATTCTTCTTTACCATTTTTTATAAATTTAAATCTTTCTTTATGGTGAGCTCTATCTGAAGGAACAAAAAAATGCTCATCAATTGGAGCTATATCATTTACCATTTTCTTAATATCTTTTAAATAATTTTCATTATGTTTATAAATTACAGTAAATATATTTATAAACCCATATTGAGAATAAGCTTTCATATTTTTTAGTATCTTATCTAAATTAGTCTTTTGCCTATAATGAGAATGCATT